TAGAATTTATTCTACTCAATTTATCAATACATATCTCAATGTAAAGATTTTTGTGTGTGGTACTAATATTTATTTATAAAAATAAATTATTAAATAACCGAAACAATGTCAAACAGTAAAGTTTTTGTATCTCCTGGTGTCTATACTTCTGAGGTGGATTTGAGTTTCGTATCACAAAGTGTAGGTGTAACTACTCTAGGTATTGTTGGTGAAACATTGAAAGGCCCTGCCTTTGAACCAATTTTCATCACCAACTTTGATGAGTTTACAGCTTATTTTGGAGGTACTACCCCCGAAAAGTTTATCAACACCCAAATACCTAAATATGAGGCGGCATATATTGCTAAAGCATATTTACAACAATCAAATCAATTATTCGTAACTAGAATCTTGGGTCTATCAGGTTATGATGCTGGTCCTTCTTGGTCTATTAGTACTGTAGCCAATGTTAATCAATCAACAGTTGGTTTCGAGTGTTCTGGCTTCTCTTTTGTAAATTGTGCATCAGGTTGTACAGGTTTTACAATTGTAGATTACACATTCAATTTCACAGGGTGTACTAATAGTATTGATTCAATATCATTTACAAGTGCATTACCATCTATAATATCACCAGATATCAATAGCACTTATGAACTTTTCAATGGTTCAACATCTACTATCAGTGATGATTTAAAAACTCAATTATTCAGCGTGTTCAACACACCATCATCATCAGCATACTCAATTAATTATTTTGGGGTAATTTCTGGTGGTACTTACGATTCGTTATCTGCATACACTGCAAGCACAAATGTTTTTGGTGTTGATAATGTAAGTTCAAATTTGGCTGATTATACTGCTGCAGTAAATGATACTTGGTACTATGCAACTTTCGACAACATTGGTAATGGAGATTACACTGGTTACTCGTTTTATAACGTTGTAAACAACTTAGCTTTAACATCTTCACGTTCGAATTGTGCTTCTTTTGGTAGTTATCAAGTTAGTTCAACAACAATTAGTACTATAACTGGTGCAATTAACTATAACACAAATACAATAAGTGTTTGTTTACCATCAACAGCTACTACAGCTGACTACTCAGCAATGACTGTAACATTCAGTGCATGTACAACCGCAGTAACAAGTAATAGTGTAATACAGAATACGGTTATGACTGGTGTGTCATTTACGGCATTAACTAAATCATATACTTTAACCTCTGCAGATGGAACCGCAACATCAGGTTGGACAGTTAACATTGTAATAAACGACCCTTGTAACTTATGTACTTCAGGTAATACTGGTTCAGTCCCAACAGCAACAATAACAAATTGTTTCAGTGGTTCAGTTAGTGGTAAAATATTTGTATTCACTGGAGATTCTTATACTGATTATGATGATTTAGTAGTTGCAACATTACGTTCAAGAGGTATAGCAAACTATAGTAGTACTGATGATGGTGCAATATATGAAGTTCAAGATCTTGCGGATGTAACGATGGATTGTACTGGTACATATTCAGCGGTAACTAAGAATCCATTTGCAACATTTGCTATTAATGTAACAAATAAAGATGGTGAAAATTTTGTTTTCGAAACATCGTTCACTAACTCAGACACTAAATTTATATCAAAAGTTTTTGGTTCAAGTAATTTCCAAAAACCAAGAGCAACAACACCTTTATTTGTAGAAGAAAGATATCAAAATCTATTAACTTATGCTTATAGAAAAGGATACATTAGAGGTTTAAATTGTGACTTAACAGCATTACCTAATGCAAGACAAGGTGTTGATGCAACATCAATAGCTTTCTACTTAGAAAGATATCAATCACCAGTTTCACCTTTTGTTGTTTCTGAATTAAGAGGTAACAAGGTATTTAATCTTTTCAGATTTATGACCATAGCTGATGGTGATTCAGCAAACACTGAAGTTAAACTTTCAATGGCAAATATGTCATTTGGAAATGGTACTTTCGATGTTTTGGTACGTGATTTCTTTGATTCGGATTCAAATCCAGTGGTACTTGAAAAATTCACGAATTGTTCAATGAACCCTAGTGAAAATAACTTCATTGCAAAGAAAATAGGTACGGTTGATGGTGAATTCCAATTGAATTCAAAGTATATTATGGTTGAAATGAATGAGGATGCACCAATAGATGCACTACCTTGTGGTTTCTTAGGTTATAATACAAGAGAATATGCTGGTGTCAAATCTCCATTCCCTATTTACAAAACTAAATACGACTTCCCTGGTGAGGTAGTTTTCAATCCACCTTTCGGATTAGCTTCTGGTGCTGATGACGCTTTGAGAAGTGCTGGTGATAATGTAAGAAGAACTTACTTGGGTATATCTGATACAATTGGATACGATATTGACTTCTTCTCATACAAAGGTAAAGTTTTACCAACAAATATTTGTGATGCTACAACAGGAAATGATTGGTCATACAGAACGAAAGGTTTCCATATGGATATTAATGCGTCAGCAATTACAATTGCTAATTCGTTTACAACAAGTGGTACAGCTGAGTTCTTTGTTGGTAGTGGAACATTTACTAGTGACCCTGATGATGAAACTAACCCATACTACAGATTGTTTGCACGTAAGTTTTCATTACTTTGTTCAGGTGGTTTTGATGGATGGGACATTTATAGAGAATATAGAACGAATGCTGACAGATTTATATTAGGTAGACAAGGATACTTAAGAGGTGCTTGTTCATCATTCAGATATCCTACAGCTGCAGGTTGGGGTGCTTTCAAAACAATTACAGTTGGTAACAATTCACAAGATTATGCAAATACTGACTACTACGCTTATTTGTTAGGTCAACAAACTTTTGCAAATCCTGAAGCTGTAAATATAAATGTATTTGTTACACCAGGTATCGATTATGTAAATAACTCAAATCTTGTTGAAGCAGCAATTGAAATGATTGAATTCGATAGAGCCGACTCCATTTACATAACAACAACACCTGACTACAATATGTTTGTACCTACAACTGGAAATCAAACTGATGTAATTTATCCTCAAGAAGCTGTTGATAACTTGGAAAATATTGGTATCGATTCAAACTATACCGCAACTTATTATCCTTGGGTATTAACAAGAGACACTGTGAATAATACTCAGATTTATATTCCTGCGACTGCTGAAGTTTGTAGAAACTTAGCATTAACTGACAACATAGCTTTCCCTTGGTTCGCAGCTGCAGGTTACACACGTGGTATTGTAAATGCAGTTAAAGCAAGAAGAAAACTAACACAAGAGGATAGAGATACTTTATACAAAGGTAGATTAAATCCAATTGCTACATTCTCAGACGTAGGAACAGTAATTTGGGGTAACAAAACATTACAAATTAGAGAATCTGCATTAGACAGAATCAACGTAAGACGTTTGTTACTTCAAGCAAGAAAATTAATTTCTGCGGTTTCAGTAAGATTGTTGTTCGAACAAAATGATGAAAAAGTTAGACAAGATTTCTTAGACGCTGTAAATCCTATCTTAGATGCAATCAGAAGAGACAGAGGTTTATACGATTTCCGTGTAACAGTTTCATCAGACCCAGCAGATTTAGATAGAAATCAGTTGACTGGTAAAATTTATATCAAACCAACTCGTTCACTTGAGTTCATAGATATAACATTCTACATCACACCAACTGGTGCATCATTCGAAAACATCTAAAATTAGATAATCTTAATTGGGGGAGACAAAATCTCCCCCTTTTTTAATTTATGTATATTTATTGGTATGAGAAACACAATTATTAAATTACTTAGAGAATTAGAGGAAAGAGTAATACCTATGAAGTTTTATGCCTTTGACTGGGATGATAACTTAATGTATATGCCAACACAAATTTATCTTTTAGATGATGATGGAGAGGAAGTAGGTATGGGAACTGAAGATTTTGCGGAACATCGTACTGATATAGGAAAAAAACCATTTAACTATAATGGATTTACTATTGTAGATTTTGCACCCAATCCGTTTAGAGATTTTAAAACAGATGGTGATAAAAAATTTTTACAAGATGTTATGTCAGCAAAACTTGCAACAGATGCTGCTTGGCCTGATTTTGTAGAAGCAATTAATAATGGTTCATTATTTTCTATAATAACTGCGAGAGGTCACAATCCGATGACATTAATGAGAGGTGTAAAAAAACTTATTGATTCAAATAGAGGTGGAATTGACTCAGATGAATTGTACGAATCTTTAGTTAAAATGAGGGAAAACGCTGGTGAAACACCACAAGATAAAGAAACTGAAATAGTAAAGTATCTGAAGATGTGTAAGTTCTATCCAGTTTCCTATGGAGAGGGTTCTGCAACCAATCCTGAAGAAGCAAAAATAACTGCAATGAATCGTTTCAAAAATTATGTTCAAGCACAAGCTGAAAAACTGAATATAAGATTAGCAAAAAAAATAGAAAACGAAATTTCAAATAAATTTGTACCTATGATTGGTTTTTCTGATGATGATCCTAGAAACATAGCAGCAATGAGTAAAGGTGTGAAAGGAGTTAAGATATTTTCAACTCACGGAGGAAAGAAAAAACTTTATAAACCAGAGGAACCAGAATTAAATCTAGAATATAAAATAAAAAATATATTAAAATATATTATTAAATAATAATATTTAAACTAGTTCTAGTATAAGAATACTTTTTTTGTTTTATAAAGTCAATAGAAAAAAAAACAATAAGATATTTATTATTAAAATAAAAAGAATAAAAATTAAAAAAAAACTATAAATATGGCTGATTTATTGATGAAAATGCCCATACCTTATGAACCGAAAAGAGCAAATCGATTTATTTTACGATTTCCTTCTTCTTTAGGTATAAATGAATGGTTTGTTGAATCAACAAACAGACCTAAAATTGAAATAAATTCAGTTGCAATTCCATTTTTGAATACTGAAACTTATGTAGCAGGTATTTTCAAGTGGGGAACAATAGGTGTAACATTTAGAGACCCAATCGGTCCATCAGCAGCTCAGGCACTTATGGAATGGGTACGTTTACATGCTGAATCAGTAACTGGCCGTATGGGTTATGCTGCAGGTTATAAGAAAAACGTTGACCTTGAAATGTTAGACCCAACTGGTGTTGTTGTTGAAAAATGGATATTAGAAGGATGTTTCTTAACTGATGTTGACTTTCAAGGATTAGGTTATGGTGACGACAAATTGGCTACTATCCAAGCAACACTAAGACCTGATCGTTGTATTCTAGTTTATTAAACCAAATATTTATTTTTTTTATTGTACACTTATTTTTACAATAAAAAACTATGGATTCTAATTTAATAAAAGCTGGTACTGATAATTTTAACTTACCACACGATGTTGTACCTTTACCATCGGGTGGTATTTTTTATAAGAACAAAAAGAAATCTGTAAAAGTAGGATACTTAACTGCCGCAGATGAAAACCTTATTTTGGGTGGATTATCAAACCCAAATGTAAATGTTGTAATGTCTTTAATTAGGGCAAAATTGTATGAACACGATGTAAAACCTGAAGAACTACTCGAGGGAGATGTTGAGGCTATTCTTATTTATTTGAGAAACACATCTTTCGGACCTGAATATACTTTATCACTCTCAGACCCTGCCACAAACAACAAATTCGAAACTACAATTATTTTGGATGAGTTAAACATTATTAAACCAAAAAGTCAACCAGACGAGAATGGACATTTTGTTGTAAAGTTACCAAGAAGTGAAGCACAAGTAAAATTGAAACCACTAACCTATGGTGAGATTTTAGAAATCGATAAAATGGTTGAAAATTATCCAGCTAATTTAGTTGCTCCAAGAGTTACTTGGAAATTGATGAAACAAATTGTGGAAATTAATGGTGAAACTGATAAGGAAAAAGTATCACAAATGGTTAATAATTTACCAATAATGGACTCAAAGTTCATTAAAAACTTTATCAAGGAAAACGAACCATCATTGGATTTAAAAAGAACAGTTAGAGCCCCTTCCGGAGAACTGGTGACCTTCGAGATCACCTTTGGGGTGGACTTTTTTCGCCCTTTCTTCTAAATATAGAGAAGTACTTTTAGATGAGTATTTTATGTTGGGTAAATATCTTCACACGTCCTATAGTGATTTTTTAACATTACCTACTTATTCACGAAAATATTTGATAAATAAAATAGTTGAGTTCCACACACCGAAGACATAAAAATTGGTGTGTGGTATTTATTTATAAAACTAATACGAAATGGGTGAAGACGAAAAATCAGGTTTAGCCGGTATTCAGGCACAATTGGAAAAACTCGGAGAAAGATTTGGAAATGCCATACTAACGAACTTTGATGCAACTAGATTCAAAACAATATTTGATGAAGTTGAAAAATCAGCTTTCGATGTTGCTAAATCATTTGGTGTTGGTAGAACAAACATTCTGAACATAAAAGCAGCAATGACTGATGTTGTTGGTGATGCTAAAGAATTGGGTTTTAACTTTGGAAGTATTGCTGAACTTCAGAAGGGTATTGCTGAGGACTTAGGTAGAAATGTTATATTAAATAATCAAGCATACAAGGGTTTATTAGCAACACAGAAAGTAACTGGTCAAGATGCTGCATCCACAGCTAAAGCTTTCAAAGATGTTGGTTTTTCATATTTAAGTGTTGAAAAACAAATGACGAAAGCCGTTGACATATCAAGAAAATTGGGGGTTAATGCTCAGGGTGTTGCAAAAGATGTTGTTGCTAATTTAGATAAGTTAAACAAATATAATTTTGCTGGTGGAGTTGAAGGTTTAGCTAAAATGGTGGCGAAGGCTAAAGTATTAAGAGCTGATATGGATCAAGTATTCAGATTAGCTGATAGTTTGTTCGAGCCTGAAAAGGCAATAGAAATGTCTGCTGCTTTACAAAGATTAGGTGTAACCCAATCAGAACTTTTAGACCCATTAAGAATGATGGATATGGCTCAAAACGACCCTGGTGAATTAATGAATCAGATTGGTAAAATGTCTGAAAAGTTTGTCCAACTAAACAAAGATGGTCGTTTTGAAATTATGCCTGGGGCAAAAAGACAGATGATGGAAATTGCTAAAGCAATGGAAATTCCGTACGGTGAGTTAACCAAAATGGCTGTTGGTAGTAAGGAGTTGGATATGAAACTTTCTAAAATTAAGTTTCCTGCTACATTTACTGAAGACCAAAAGAATTTAATTGCAAATCTATCAGAAATCGGTCCTGGTGGTGAAATGACATTAACTTTGGATGGTACACAGATGGGTATAGACAAAGCTATGGAAACGTTTGCAAAGGACAAAGATGCTTTGGATAGATTTATGAAAGATAGTGAACCTAAATCGATGGAAGAATTGGCAAAAGACCAATTAACTGTTCAAGAGAATCAAGAAATATTATTGGCTTCAATTGAAGACAGAGTTGGTTATGGTTTAGCAAGTTCAAAAGCACTAGACAGATTAGCCAGAGGTCAAATATCTTTGAACAAAGATATAATGGCCGCAACTAAGAGAACAATTACGGAAGGTGGTGTTGAAAAATCCACTGTGATGTCGGAAAAGGGAATAAGAGAGGGTATCGGTGTTCAATCTGATAAGATGGTTACAAGTTTAATGAAAGGTGATTTCTCCAAAGCAGGTGAAGCTGGTATGGAAATGTTAGGTGAGGTTAAGAAAGGATTTATGCAACAAATGGAATTAGCATCGAAAGCATACGAAAACAGTGAAACATATAATATTATGTCTGGTCAAGAAAGTAAAGGGAAAACTCAAACACCTGATTTGAAAACAGAATCGAAAAGTGGTGCAGAAATGAGTTACTTGGATAAGTTACAAAAGAAAGTTGTAACAGAATCGAACCAAAATTTCACTTATAATGGAAAATTAGATGTTAACTTTACTGCACCTCCAGGTGTAAACTCAAAAGATATTGAAAAAATAATTAATGATATTATTAATAGTCCTGAGTTCAAACAAAAACTTGCAATGATGGCTAATGACCCAACTGGAAAAATGAACCCATCACAACAGAATATGAGTATGAACAATACAAGATAAAAAAATAAAAAAATTAATTGAATCTATTTATCTTAAAATAAGATTATGTCTGTGAGTTCATTATCATTTGTATCAACCGCAAGTTTCAGAAATAGTTTATTGGGTAGAAATTTAACCCCTTATTCGGTTACTGGTGTATATACTCCACCTGTGAGTAATAGAACTTATGAAACTACTTTAAGTGATTTTAATGTTGTAAACTCACCTGATGAACTTATATCACAAAATCCATTTGCAAGACAACTTTATCCTCTTAACGAATATGGACCTGAAGGTGGATATAATTTAACGATTACATACAACCAACCACCAATCATACAAAACTCTAATCAAGGGGAATATAGTCCTAATGATACTGTTTTGGATTTGGTTAATGAATTTTTTATTGATGGTGCTTATATCGAAAATAGATATGGACCTATTGGTGGATTTAGTGAAATGGTTGTTATTGATAATATTCAAAACAACAACAAATTATATACACCATATTGGGATCCACCTACTTTTGTTCCATCTTCTTATAACCCATACCAAATATTAATTTCAACTAATCCATCTGGTGATAATGGTTTGTTATCTCAAGATTCGTTTCTTGCTAAGTTAGGTGCACAGACATTAAAAAATTTATTCCAAGAAAGAGTTGATGCGGATACGAGAAGAAATACAGAAGGTGTATTAACTTTAGATACTGTAAGTGACCCTTTCGATATTTCTTTGGTAATAGCAGGTAAAGAACCATTCAAATCAAAGAATTGGGGTATTACCGTACCATCAACACCAACCACAACATCACCATTCTTACAAAGTTTAGGTGGTGCTTATTTTCCAGTATCCCCAATACCTGGAGATTACTTCAATCCTGTTTTATTTAATGCTGGTTCGTCTACACAAATATCTATAGCTGCCAATATACCAAATATTACTACAGGTGGTGGTGGATTTCCACTTACATTGAATGTTACAACGAATCCATCACAAAATTTTATAGACAATACTGGTACTGGACAACAATCAGCGTTATTTGCTAATATTGAGTACAACAGATATAGAGCACAATATACAAGAACCTCACAATTTGCCCAAACACAATCAACCATAAATGAAAATGGTACATTGAATGGTGGGTATTATGTGGGTAGTAGAACTGCAGAACCATCAACAATAACCTCACCCCCATTACAAGTACCAGTTGACCCATT